ATCATCGATTTTTACTCCGGTAATATATGACCGATAGTTCGACATGTATTGATCTGACTCATTAATAGTACATATGTAGTCAGCCGAACACGGCACACCCATAGCTTTAAGAACGGTTGCTAGGGTGATGTCGGCAAATGTGGATTTCCCGACTCCGGAATTGCCATAAATCTTCACAGCAAGAGGTGCTTTGCGCAATCCTCCTGAGATCCGAATGGCTGTAAACTCTGTATAAATTTTGCTCAGAGCTTCCCATTTTTGCTGAGTGATTTTCTTCTCAGTACCATTGGGCGTGGTTTTATATAGCTGGTGGAAGTCCTCGATGAGTTCTTTAAGTTCTCGGTCGAATTGGGCCTCACTCATGCTCAAAAATCGCTCTAAATTACCATTGCGAGCGTGTTCCCATTGAGCTAATTTGGCTACATATTTTTCCTCCATCTCTACGAGTTTCGGAGAGGAGAATAGAAGTGGAGACAATGTCCCCGTGACGAAGCACATGTAACCTGCTTCAGCGAAAAAGACAATAGTGTCTACAATCGCATCAATCAGATCCACAGCAGTGCAGTGTTTCTTCTGAGCTTCGACGGCGAAAATTTCAAAATTTCCAAGCGTGACACTCGCATTCTCGATCACTCCAAGAGTGACTAAAAGGGATAAAACCCTCGATATTTGAGCAAAAGCTGGATTGTTAATTAGTAATTTCCAGTTGTGCAAGGCGTCTTTCATTTGATCGAGCCAAGCGGGTCTTTGACCGGCTGATTGTGGTGAGTAACCGGTAAAGAGTTTGTCCACTACAGATGCCAATTGAGTTACTAAGGCTGTTTGTGAGTGGGTTTTTGCGTATAGGGTTAATACAGCAAGGAAACCTGCAGCGTCGTTTACACTACAGAGAGCCCCGTAAAGTGCACAAATGCCTTCAATTTTGGAGATGGCGGTTTCAGTGAGTTGTTTGCGTAAATGATCTTTCAAACTTAATAAGCTTGAGATGGAGAGACTCGACTGAGGTGAGTATTGTGACTTTGAAAGGTACTGGATTTTAGCCTCCAGTGGCATATTTTCAAAAACCTGTTTCGCTAAGTGAGCGTCCTGTGATGCTGGTGTGTCCACGGGAAGACTGACGTATTGGGTTGAACTTGAGTTCATTGACCGTGCGTCAACAGTTGACTTAGATAGGCTAATGTCAGAAGCCTTGCCGCTACTAAGAGCGGACTTCATTTCATACCTTGTTGCAGGCATAGGAAGAGTGTTACTGACCACACTTCCCACCGTATCTACAGAGAAATACATTGTTAACGCCTTCGATGTCATTTTTATATTAGGTCGACATTTTGGATAAGCGAACACCATTACCCTGCTCCCCATGGAGCTGGGGCCCTATGAATATAGTCATGGGCTCTTTACAGAATTATCTGCTTCAAGTAATTCGGACATAACGCTTCCTTTACTAGTAAAGAGCGTGCAAAGTATCAGGGCCGTTCACCTGATGTTAAAAATA